AGTTTTGCCACTGCGACCTCTCCTCTCTTAACTTTGCGAATATCCATGCGACGAATCCTAAGGCACCGCCAACGAGGCTGATTGCGATCCCAAGGCAGACGAAGAGTGCGACTCCGTGTGCGAGAATTTCAAGCCCCAGTTTAATGTGTTCCATTTGTTTCTCCTTTCCACCACCCGGTTCAGCGTGCGCTGGTCGATCTCGACCCCCGCCACCCTGCACCAGAAAAGCACTGTGCCGTCTTGGAAATCGTTGACAAGCTTTTCCACCTCCTCCGGCTCGGTGTATTCCGAGCAGTCCCGCAGGCCCGATGTCTCTCCCGTGAATCTGACTCCGTCCAGCACGCCGCGCCTCTGAAGCAAACGGATATCTTGGATGGCACGGATGACGATCTCACCCGCCAGTTGGCGGATGCGCTCGTCCTCATCCCACTTGGTCAGTTGCGTCGAGACCATTTCTTCTTCATCTTTCCAGCCCGCTCCCGGCACCACATGGCGTACATATTCCAAAGCTCGGCGAACATGGTTTGCAGGACGTACTTCCCATCCCGCTCCACCACCTTGACCGGCGTCATCGCTTGAACCTCGAAAAGATTGGGTCGTTTTTCCAGACTTTATCGCTCTCAATTTTTTCGAGCCAATCATATACCTTTACTGCTGGCCATGAGACAATTTTCCAGACCAGCATCATAAATGCCATACCAATCGACATAATAAAAAGCGCGGCTACAATTCCAATTCCTATTGCAAATCCCATTTTAATAATTTCAATCATCGCCCCATATCCTTCCACTTGGCGTCGTCCTCGGCAATCGTCTTGGCCAGCTTGTCCATATCCGCGCTCTGTCCTGCATAGTGAATGATGCTTGCGTCCTTGTAGCGATCCAGCCCGAAGTGGGATTCCACTGATGTCATGCAGTTGTAAACGGGGTCCAGATTGCAGGTCGCAATCGACCAGAGGTGAAGCTGGATGTTGAGCCAGGTCTGCTCGGCAAAGTGGTTTGGGAACAGCCCCAGCGGAGGCAGCGACAATACCCCGATGACTTTTGAGGATATGACAAAGACGCCGGTATTGACGTAGAACTTTGGCTTGATGGCCGCCCCATAGGTTTCGGCCAGCTTGACCATGTCCTTCCTGCGATCCAGATATGCACCCTCATCGAAAGCCGAGAACACACCGGCGTCGATGGTCAGGTCCGGGCAGTCCTGCGCGATCAAGACATCGCAGTCAAAGAACGTAACCACATCGTATCCGCGTGTGGCCATGATGTTTCCAATCGCGCTCTTGGTATACTGCTGGGGTTCTGCCAGCGGTTTCTCCATCGATATATAATCCTGCCCGTGGCGCTCGCAGTAAGCCTTCATGCGCGGCTGGGTAAGCTCGCGGATCTTTGCCCACCCGTCACCAAATGATTGCGTAACCACGGCCTTCTTCATTTCTTCACATCCTTCAGGTCCACCCAGGCCTCGAGCGGCAAGCCCGCTCCCACAAAACACACCTGCTGCTCCTTCTTTTCCTTCTCGTTCATGGCGTACAAAGCCCAGCCGCCGTCCACCTTCTCGCACCTGGTGAACTTCATACCTTCTCGCACAGGATCTCGTCGGCCTCTTCCATCAGGAGTTGCTCGGCAAACTCCATCAGGTCGGCCTCCGGGTTCTCGATGTCCTTGTCGCCGTGGCATACAGACAGGCGCGACAGGCTCATGTCGTATGGCACGTCGGCCATGACATGTTCCCGATATCCTTCGGGTCCGATGTCGATCTTGTGGGTCTTGTAATCCACATCCGCAAATGCGGTGACGGCCTTGCCGCCCCAGATGAATGTCACGCTGATGTCCTCCAGTTTCTTCATAGTCTTGGTACCTCTTTCTTTACTTGCGCCCAGACAAATAAGGCTCGCACAACCGCCCGCTCCAGGTGGTCGGTCGCCGTCTCGCCGTTGTTGTCGGGGCATGGTGTTGATCTTTGTAGTTGCATCATCGCCGTGGACAGATGTCGTATGGCGCGGGCAATATGATAATCGTGAACCGGCCTGTCAATCTGAAACCATTGGCCATACGGCGATTTATCCGAACCTTTTGACATCACCCGCCAAACGATCTCGCTGGCGGCCTCTCCAAGTTCTCCAATGGTCGGCGGGTTCATAACTTCATCCCAGGCGGCACATACTGCTTCGCCCATGACCAGACCTTCAGCATGGCCTGGAAGGCGATACCGGCTTGGTGCAACTCTTCCTTATCCCAAACCCTGTGCTTAATGAGTTCTGGATCATTAGATGCCAATACCACCGAAACACCGGCTGCTTTGGGATTCTCACACGCCGCTATATATGCGTAAATTTGTGCAGTGTCCGTATCATAAAAAGGACTATAGCGTGGGTTAACCTTGCGGTTCTTCAGGTCGATAATGGCGTCGCCAATTCCTCGCATCCGCACATAGGCGTCGCACCGCCCAGCGTAACCAGCACCGACCAGCGCCTTCTCGCACCAGTAGGTCTTTTCAATGTTTGCATCGGCCCACTCCTTAAAGGTGCGTATGTATGGTGCGAGACGTTCATCCTTCGAGTGTTAGCGTCCCAAGAGTATATGCTCCATTGCCTCATGCATGAGGCTTCCGTGGGTCGCTGCGTCCGTGGTTGTCTTTTTGGCCTCAAGCATGATTCGCTTTGCGTATTGTTCATCTGACTCATCCTCCTCTTTCTTGAATTTGATGCACGCCCGGATGACCTGCTCCTGTTTCCATGTCTCAAGCTCTGGTTTATTCTTGATTCCAATAACGCTTGTTACGCTAGGCAGCAAACCAAGCTTGCGGGCATCGGATACGGTTGTGTTTCTTTCCTTGCCGTTGGCTCCGAGGATCACATGGGCTGATTCTCCCTCCTCGGTATACCAATGTCCCGCCTGGTCCGTTTGGACCAGACGGGATTGGCTCGGCTCTTTCTGGGTGAGAGTAAGAGCCACTGGATTAGAACGGGATGGAATTGCCGTCCACATCGGTGTCCCCGCCAGCAACCGCAGGCGCGGTTGACTTTGCGGAGAACTCCTTCGAGGACCGAATCTTCTCCTGCAACCACTCCGGCAATTCACCGAATTGGCCACCCTCGCCCTGCTCGATCTCGTAGAACACCTGGGTGTTCTCGGTCTTGGCCGGAGCTTTCATGCCCTTGGGCAGTTTGGCCATCCCTTGAATGGCGCAGTAGTTGCGACCGGCTTGGCTGGTCTTGTGAACCAGCGTCAAGAGGCAGGCTTTACCGAGCAGATTCTTGAGGCTGAAGGACGCAAGCTCCTTGGCCGTGAACGCCTGACCACGCCACTGCTCAAGCAGTTTGCGGAGGGTTGCACGCTCGCCAAGGCTGCGGGTGAGTTCGATGGAAACGACCATTGGCTTGGTTACCTTGGTCGTCTTGCCGTTCTCCACGACCTCGCCCTCGATAGTCTGGTCGGGCAACTCGAAGGCCAAGCGGAGTTTGGGGGTCCACTTGTCCTCGCCGTCCCAGGTCACCTTCTGGGTGCCGAGATCGACTAGGCTGAATAGAACGCCCGTCGAGGCTCCCGCCTCTGGTAGCTGGCGTTCCGTGTTTTTGCTGGTTTCACTTAATGTTAGGGCCATGTTATTTGTCCTTTCAGTTTATTTTGTTTGGGTTTATTGGGGTTGAAGGCATCACAAATCCTTGGGCTACGGTTGTTGCTACAGGAGTGGTGTGGACAACGTCAACGGTAAAGTTTGGCGGTGCTATATGGCGGGCGATTTCGCAAAGGTCATCGGCCTCGACGATGGCCAGCCACTTCTTCTCGCCGTTGCGCCGAAAGAACACCGCCGGGATCTTGCCCTGCGGCGCATCGCCCTTGGCCTGCCGCATCCATTCCTCCGGCTTGACCTGCTGGCACCGCTTGACTTCACAATGAAAGGGGAAGTTCGCGCAAACGACATCGCCAGATCCGCCTTCCGGGTCACCGGCATATTGCTGGGTACGTCTGGCCTTCTGCCATCCCTGTTCGCGGAGATAGGATGCAAACTCCCGCTCACCAGCCGCGCCTTTACGTCTTGAATTTATTGCCATAAGAGTTCCACATGAACATCGGTGTCAAGGCTGCCCTGGATCGCCAACACCGGCTTTGCCTTCTCGCACTTCTTGGAAAACTCGGCCATAGCGCGGTGCGTTATGGTAAATGTTGAATTGTTGCCCTCACAACAGGCAGCCCCAAGAATCATGCCCATAAGGATCTTCTGCGAGTAAGCGTCCATGGCGGACAGCAGGATCTTGTGTTCTCCGGGCAGGTACATCGCCCGATACTGACCAACGGCAAAACGCCGTCAACAACTATTTTTTAGCCTTAATATCCTCGTCAAAACAGCGAAGCAACCCAGCTCCCGTCATCTTCTTGGCAATGTGCGGATACCTGCGTAACCACGCGGCAGCCTCCTCGACCGATTTCATCTTATTGACGGCGTTTTCGAAGATACGCCATGCTTCCTTGCTTTTTAGAGATCGCTTAAAATACGCCATGAAGAGCCTGTTTTCGGATAAAGCTTTTTGGTTGGGCCTCGAAGCTCGGTTGGTTTTAGAATCCAGAACAAATCCTCATCCATCGCCCAGGCCACCAGAATGTCAATCTTGTCCTTGGTGTAGGCGGATTTGCTGTCGCATCCGCCGCTGGTCATAAAGCGGTAGTAGGTTTTGTCGCCCTCCGTCTTGCTGGTCGTCTTGACCTGAATGCGGATAAACTTTCCGTTCTTTTCGGCCACCAGATCGTAACCAGCAAAATCCTCCATTGGTGTCAACACGCTGTATCCGTTTCTGAACAAGGCTCCGGCCACTCTGGCCACCCCGACGGCTCCGATCTGGCGATTGGATAATTTCATGGTTGACAGCCTTGGCGCGGGTACCCTACTTTTTACTTAAATGAAAGCAACGCTAATTCTGATGGCCCTGCTGGTGGCAGGGGTGCATGGTGAGGACGATGGAGATGATTTTGTGGGCGGGGCATACAAGCGCCCAGGAACATACGCCAGGGCCATAGTATCCTGGGTTGGCGCGAATGGTGTAATCACAAAGGTTGGCAACACCTACCTGACGCCGGACGGGGCGTATGTGAAATGCGGGAATACATACCTGTCGCCCGATGGCGAGAATACGGTTGTCCGTTCCGGCTCTGCTTTCCTGTCTTCATCCGGGGCAAGATTCAGAACCGGCAATACATACTCTGGCAACGGGGGCGTGTCGGTCGTGTCTGGAAATACAATTTCAAATTTTGACGAGGACGATTAAGCTGACCCGAAGATCGCCAGCCGGTTTCTGATCCTGTTCTCAAGTCCGCGAATCAGGGGCTTTCTGGCCGGATTACGCTGGGCCATCCTGTATTCGTCATTTAACTGTGCATTGCTTGCCGCACGCATTAGGGCTGCTGGTTGCACGCTCTGAATGGCTTGAAGGGTCTGGGGTCCAAGCTTCCCGTCCACGGCAACCCTGACGCCAAGCTCGTTTAATCCTTGCTGGATGTACTTCGTTGCGCCGCCCATGCCACGATTAAACGCGAGATCCTGCGCGAATGGCTGGATGGGCTGGGGCAGCTTGGAGACGAACGGGGCGGTGTATTCCTTGATGTATTGCGCTGCTGCGCCCGCCCTTGCTTCCGGCGGGAGCGACGCGATTCTCTTGAAGGCTTCAGGATGATAGCGGTCGTTGATTCCGGCCACCTCAAAGTTACCGCCCATATCGCCCTTGGGCAAACGATACACCTCTGGGTTTCCAAGTCTGTCTTTTCTTGCCTCAAAATCCACGGTCTTCAGGGCTGCTGTTTGTAGCGGGTCTTGCGGTTGGGGTGTTTTCATTGATGCCTCCTCTGGAATAAATTCAAACTGTTGATCTTCGGTCGGTTGTTGTATTGTCTGCTTTCTTTCCTCAACAAATTTTTTAACATCTTCTGGCACCGGCTCGTAAGCCATGCCTGTAAGCTCGCGAGAAATCATATCCTTTCTTAGTCCCGTGTCACGGGCTGGGTTTACGGAGAATCTCATGGTTTTGGATTGAGTTTAATTCTTGACTCATATCTTGATAAAAATTGCTCTCTAGCCAGTGCGCTTGCCTCATTATAGCCACGGCGAAGAACCGTTACCTTTTCATCACTATCCATTTTTCTGAAATTTTTATTCTTAAACATTTGCTCGGCAAATTGCCTGCTTGCCTTGCCGCGAATTTTTGCATATTCCTCATATAACTCGGGCGTCAACCTGTAGGTATTTTTACCGATTGTAAAATCCCTTAATGGTTTTGGCGGGATAACATCGCCATCACCAGTTTCCTTGTAGAGTCTATAGGTTGCCAGCGTGATAGGATCATAGGTAACCTCGCGCCCCTTGGTCACGTCAAAGAAGTTGTAGGCAATCGGGTCCGCACCCCCAGGGGTCTGGGGAACTTCCCTGCCCCACACGTCCACGCGAACAGGCAGGTCTTCCTGAAGCCCAGGAACCCTGCGCTTCAATATTTCTCCAAACATATTTATGGTTCGCTCACCCGGTATGGTGCCGGGTATATCCTGCGCCCGAATTTTATCTGGCATAGATTCATTCATTGCCCTTGATACGGCGGCCAAGGTGTTGGGAAGCGGAATTGAGGCTATTGTTCCGTAGTAATTTGAAAGCCATGTGTCAAGTTGCGTAGATTCTCCTGAACTCATTGCGGAAAGAAGGCTATTGGTTCCCTTTAAAAAGCTTTGGTTGAAGGCAAATGAAATTGTCTCTGGAAGAATTGCCGCAAGCTCAAGAGTCTGATCCCCGCTTTCCGTGGCATCCCTTGCGGCTTGTATTGTTGAAAGTATGCCACCGACAATGCCAAGCTTCTCAAGGTTAATAACCCTGTCCCCAGGCTCAAGCTCTGGTGATCCACCACCAGCCCACCTATTTAGTGCGCTGATATTTATTGTTTTGGGCGGCAATGCCTGATACTGAATATCCCTAGCTTTCTCACCCTTTTCGGCTTTGCCGCCAATAATGCCAAGCCTTGAAAGCTCGTATGCGGTAAGCATAAGGGCCGAGCCAGTAGCGGCCTTACCAAGCTGAATCATTGCCTCCCTTTTATTCCCGGCGTTGGAAGCGCTCACGGCTTTCCACATTGAATATGGAGGAACTGCAAATTCAACAAGCTCATCAATCACATTTGCAGGTGTCTTGGCGTACGGAATGATTGTTTTGCCGATAAATCTTGCTAGGCCAGATTTGTCACCGGCACCAAAAAGATTGGCCGCGTTGAGTGCTGCGCGGGCAAGCATACTATCCTGCTGGAACACAGCTTGCGAGGCTTCTTCTTCTATCTTTGAAATTTCCCTCTCGCCTGGGAGTCTGGATAATGTTCCAATAAATTTTCCAGGCTCCCTTTTTATCGTTTCCGATTGTTTTCTGAGATTGTTTAACTCTATTCTTTCTTGTTTTGTTAATTTCGCTTTTTGGGAAAGCTCTGATATTCTTGATGTTATCCTTGGTATTTGAAGTTGTGCTTGTTCTGCAAGCAGCCTAGCTTGTGTCAGCCTCCTAAATGGCGTATCACCAAGTTGCAATAAGCGAAGCATCGTTTCCGCTGGGACACCAAGCGTGGCCTCTGCCGCCAACCTTGCCCTATCCGCAATGTCTCCACGAAGTCTGGATAAACCCTGCTTGGTTGACTCTGCCAATCCCTGCTTGTTCCAGAATTGCTTGAAGGCAATGCCTGGCTGGAAGCCACGAATCTTCTCTCCGGCAAGTAATCCCTCTGGGCTTATGCCATAACGAAGGCCACGCAATCCCTCGACAAAACCACGACCAGCCCCTTTGGCGGCTTCTATGGTTCTGCGGATTCCTCCAGTTGGCGGGGCAATCAGCCTTTCTCCAAGCTCCTTCCCGCGCATTGCCTGAAATGCCCTGCCCATTTCCTGCCCGGCAAATGCGACCTGTCTCGCCATCATTCGGATTGGGGCATTGATTGCGTTGGCCCAAATATTCGTGGCAAGAGACATGGGCGTTAACAAATTGCCCTGAATAATTGTAGGCAATATTTCGCCAAAAAATTTCTTTGGCACAAGCCTGCTTTCAAATGTCTGCAATCTATACAGCCTATCCGTAAGAACACGTTCCGCCCTGATTGCTTTTTCTATGTCAACATCATCAAGCGTTTCTCTGGCCCTCGCGGCCAGTCTGTCAAAATTTGATTGCGCCACTTGCTTTCTGGAGAATAAAGTCTGGGCCTGCTGGGATAATTCAGGGGTAAGCCTTCGCTCTGCTTTTGACAACATTTGCGTCAACCCAAGAAGGTAGCCCTGTGGCGTGGATGTTTTCAGAACTTTGAAGGCATTGAGAGCCTGGGCAGGAGATGTGGCAAGCAACCCAAGCTCCTTTGCGACGGCCTCTTGGGCGGCAATATCGCCACGCTCAACAGCCTTGTTAAACTTTACAGCCGTTGCCACAACCCTTTCCGGCTGAGATCCAAGTCTTGCAATCTCCTCAATTTTATCATCGGCAAGATTCGCTATCTCTTCTGCCGCTCTCTTTACACCAAATGTCTCATATTGGATCTCTGGGCTTTTAGCAAGCTTCTCACGCATCTCCTTGCTTAACGTGACATCTTCAATAATTCTTTCTGGTGTGCGTCTTATTCCCATCCCTGCGGGTGGTTCTGGTATCTTGACCGCGCCACCAATCTCCTCTGCCGCCTTGGGGGCGGCTTCTGCTACTTCTTTGGCTACGGCACCACGGAAGCCCTCGACTCCAGCCCTTCCGATTCCGCGCAACACCCCTGCCGCACCACCGATTGTTGGGGTAAGAATTGCGGCAGCCGTTGTGGACACAGGAAAAGCCTCAATATCACGCTTTCGCTGTTCCTCTAATTCTGCCGCCCTAGCCTGACCAATCGTTGCCTCGATTCCCGCTTTTTGCGCTCGCTCTGCGGCAACATATCCACCAAGGCCAGCAAGAAGACCTGCACCAATACGCACTGGGGCTGGCGCCGGAACCATTGCCCCGACTCTTGCCGCTGCCCCTGCAACCGTTGCTGGTATAATCTCTCTGGCAACAGTTCGTGCTACCGCACCAAGTCGTGACGGCTCCTCCTCAATCTCAAACACGTCAACCTCACCCTGCGGGGAGGATTCCACGCGAACCAGCTTACCTTCCTTTGTTTTTCCAATGGCAAACCCGCCACCCGTGTCCTTGTCCGTGCCGGATGACACGGTTTCGATACCAAGCCTCTGCGCCTCCTTTACGGCTGGGATTGCGGGTTGCTCAATAATCCCCTCGCGCAATGCCTGCTCGGTCGGCTTGAATCCTTCGGCAATCGTGCCATCCGGCCTGCGGATTGCGCCCATCTGATCGACGACTTGCCCAGCCACAACGGATGCCTGTTCTGGCGTTGCGCCAGCCTGTATCTGTCTTTGGTTTTCTGCCTGAAGCACGGCCTCGCGTTCAGGCGATATTACATCTTCCGGCCTTCCGCCAGATGCGATGTATTGCGCCTTGGTTAGATTCCCGTCCTGCGCCTCTGGAACAAACTCAAGCTCCTGTTCCTCTGGAACGAACTCAAGTTCAGGCTCATTGGCCGGTTGCCTCAAGCCCCGTGCCATTGCTTATCGCTTCGGCTGAAGCGTCCCTCGCTGGCCTTTGATGATTACGGTTTGCCCCGGCTGGATGCCTGCGGCTCTGGCTTCGGCGGCGGAATTAAATGAAGGGATTTGTTCTTGAGCGGCAGTCGGTGCAACTTGCGCCTGTGCGGGCGCCGGGGCGGTAGGTGTTATTGGGGCAGCCTCCTGCTCTACGGAGGGAGTAACCATTTGATTCATTCTCCCAGTTTGCCTGTTGAATGAAAGCTCTGCCTCCATCTCGCGCAACTTATTTTCCTGCTGCGTAAGATCCTCAATAATTCCCTCTCTTGACTGCAAATTTAAAAGCCCAGTTCTCATGTCGCCCTGCGCCATCTCAAGTTCTTGTTTAAATTTCTTACCCCTAATGTCAGCAATCTTTGCTTGAATTTCGCCAAGCCTTGCAGCCCTTTCCTCGGAATCAATCGTTTGGTCTTCCTGCAATGATTGGCCAACCCCCTGAACATACGGGCCAAGGACAGGATCTTGGCTAAGTCTTGGAAGATCTTTCAGCTTGCCCTTGACTTTCAATCCGCCCTTTTCAAATGTGAAATCTACATCAGGCTCCTGTTCCTTGGCGGCAAGTCTCTGCGCCTCGGCTTGGCGTTGCTTGTCAAGCTCGCCTTGCCTCATCATTTCCATCATTGCCGGTAAATCAAATACTGCCATAAATCTCCTTATATCTTGATTAGATTGGAAAGACCACCAGCAATTTCACCAAACAACTGCGCTCCGCTTGGCTGGCGTGAGATCGCACCAACCTGCGCCCCATAGGTGCTTGATTGATAATCTGCCATAGACCCATAAATATTCGCCGCATTGCTGGCCAACTGAACAGGGATTCTTGGATCAGTCGTCTGATAGAATTGGTTCAGCAAGCCTTGCGTTTGGAACTGACCCGGCAAGGGCTGGTTGGCCTGAATGTATTGCTGTGCCGCCAAGTTCTGCTGTGCGAGGCGTTGCTGGGCAAGATTGGCCAAGGACGGGCCACCAGCCAAGAAGCCGGAAGCCGCACCAAGACGTTGCTGGGTCAGCCCCTCGCGAAGCGCGAGGTCACGGGCGGCTGCGGCTCCAGTTGTCTCGCCGGAACCCAGGAATTGCTGCGCCGCCCCGAAACGCGCAAGCTTGCGTTCCTCGCCCGCGCGGCCAATCTGGGCGGCTTCCTGCACCGCAGGTCCAAGTCCGAAGATATTGCCTCGCGCAGTCTGCGCGGCACGGACGGCTTGCTCGTAACCACGCCGTTCCTCGGCTCCCAAGGTCGCGCCAAGGCGAAGCTGGTTGAGTGCTTCCTGCTCGATGGTCTGGCGAAGTTGCTCCGTCTGCGGGGTGGTGGTTGCAGGCAACTCCTGCGTGACAAGATTGCGGTACTGCTGGCCAAGCCCCTTGGCGGTTTCATAGGCTTCCGGGTCGATCTGACGAAGCTGGTCGGAGGCACGCTCTTCTGGAAGTTTGACAAACTCGCGGAACGCGGTGATTTCACGCAAGCCTTCGGGGGATTCCGGCGTGACGGGCTTGAATGTCCTGATCTGCTCGTTGGCCTTGGCCACCGCGCCTTGCACGCTGGACAGGTCGGACTTCAACTGGTCGATGGAAACCTGTGCCGAGGTGCGGCGGGGGACGCCAGCCGGAAGCCCCGCAAGAAGCTGGTTGGCGGC